ACGCTTGATAGTATCGCAACGAACGCATGGTTCCGGGTTGAAAGTGCAGCGAATACGGCACTTCTGTGGGAAACCGATAACGGCGATACCGATGATGACGACAATGACGCGAGTACGGTTCTTGTTGCCGACACGTATCATGTATATCGAATTGACTGCACCGATACGTCGGCGGTAAAGTTTTACGTCGATGACACTCTTGTCGGAACTTCCGACATGTCTACTACATTGAGTGCGGCAGAAGCGAAAGTACAGCCGTACTTCAACGTAAGCAAGGCGAAGTCTTTGGCCAATACCGGAACCGGAACGATGTACATTGATTATGTCAAAATTTTTCAAAGCAGATCATAATTAACTTTGGTGCACGGAAATGCAATTAATATTAGTAACTCCACCTACTGATTATCCTGTATCGCTATTGGAATTATGTACTCACCTGAGAATTGACTATGATGGGTTTGATTCAGATGGTGATATTGAGATTGATTCCGATAGTGGCACTGAACTTGAATCGATTATATCAGCGGGCACAGACGCCATTGAAGACATTACGTCAAGAAAGCTATTTACACAGACGTGGAAATACTTTATTGATTGTTTTCCGTGTGACAGCTTTATAAAAATTCCATTTGGTAATTTACAGAGCGTTACGCATGTAAAGTATACCGATTCCTCCGGTACTGTAACAACAATGGTTGTAAATACTGATTATATCGTTGAATCAAACGGCGACCAATGCGGCAGGATAGTTCTGCCTTACGGAGTGTCTTGGCCGTCGTTTACCGCGCACCCGTCTAACCCGATTGAAATACAGTTTGTATGCGGGTGGGACGATACTGACGATATACCGCAGAAAATAAAATCTGTAATTAAGTTGGTGTGTGGTGACATTTACGCAAATCGTGAAGGACAAGTGTTAAGCGGTCAGGATTATCGTAAAAACAATACCGTAATGAACCTTTTAAACAGCTCTATACTCAGAGATACTTTTTTATAAAACGAAGGAACCAGATATGTCAGCAGGAAACACAAAAAATCCAGCGTCGGTGAGTGAAATAATATCAGGGTTTGATTACGATGAGGACATAACAATCGGAGCTGCCGATATAGACCTTGACGATCCTGAGGAAGAGATAACCGATTTTGGTGGAGTATTGAGAAGCGATTATTACTGTCGCGGAATACATAACACAACTGCAGCAGATATGACGATAAAATACCAGTTGTTTGGACAGGACAGTGGAAGCGGATATCGTACAGTGACAATACCTGCAGGTGGAACGTGTATTATGTATGTAAATGTTGCCGTGATCGGTGGCACTGGTAGTGGATCAACTGCTGGATTGATAAATATAAAGTGGAAAGCCAGAGAGCATTTTTCTGTAATGTATAGAGACAGAATTTAACTATACCGGAAAACAGCATGATTGATTTATTTTGTATCGCATCAGGGCCAAGCCTTACCGCATCCGATTGCGAACTGGTGAGACGGTCAGGTATTAAAACTGTTGCCGTCAACGATTCTTGGAAAATGGCTCGATTTTGTGACTACTTGTATGCCGGTGATTTCAAATGGTGGAAAGTAAATTATAACAAAATTGACATCGACGCCGAAAAATGGACGTGCTCTGATAGAGCCGCAAACGCATATAAAATAAATTATCATATTGCAGCAGGGCTGTATAATTCAGGAATGAGGGCGATACAGTTCGGAATATCTAAAGGGTTTAAATCAATCGCTATCCTCGGGTATGACTGTTCATTAAAAAACGGGGTGCATTGGCACGGAGAACACAAGGAACCTACATTGAGAAATCCGAATGAATCAAAAGTAAAAAAGTGGCATGATCAGTTTAAGCGGGTTTCCGATAATGCGAAAAAACAAGGAGTGGCAATATATAATTGCAGCAGATATACAGAACTGAAATGTTTTGAAAAAATGGAACTTGAGGAAGCTATAAAAATATGAACGGGATTACAATTATAACACCTACCGGCGACAGGCCTCTCGCGTCTGGATTGCTGCGTGATTATTGGATGAAGAACCAGACTATTAAGCCAGATCAATGGATAATTGTTGATGATGGAATAAACACGTTTGACACTTCGTTGCTTCCTGATTATGCAGAATATATTAAGAGGGAGCCAACGATAAATCCATTCATTCATTCCATCGGACTAAATCTTGAGCTTGCACTTTCTAAAGTTAATCACGACAACATTTTGATCATGGAAGATGACGATTGGTATTCAACTGAATACATATCGTTCATGGTTAACTTATTAAAAAGTGGTGAACTTGTCGGTTTGTGGGGGACAAATTACTACCATGTGGGAGTTTCGGGTTATCGAGAAATGGGAAGAGAAGATCACGCTGCGCTTTCCATGACTGCATTCAAGAAAAGTTTTATTCCAAAAATAATAGAATCAATACCTGGCGACATATCTGTTGATATGCGAATCTGGCGCAATAACAAAGGATTGTTAGTTGACGGAAGAAATAAAAAACTTCAGGTATCAATTAAGGGGATGCCGGGAAGGTTGAACGCAGGAATCGGAAAAATAACAAAATACTACACTCCTGATATTGGTTATAGAAAATTGAAATCTTGGTGCAACGATGCAGAAATTTATATCGATTTAATGGAGAAAAAACTTGTATAAATTAGCTATTGTAGTTCCTATTTACATTGATAAAAATAATTATTACACACAGTTGTTTTATGATGAAATAGCATCATTAGACAGCGATATTTTAAAAAATATTGAACTGATTTTTGTTGATGATTGCTCGCCAGTACCGGTTAAGATAAACACCAAAGATAATGTAAACTTTAAACTGTTGCGGGTTGACGATGATATTTTCTGGAATGTTTCAGGGGCAAAAAACCTTGGCAGCTTTGTTTCTAACAGCGAAAAGATACTTTTTATAGATTTGGATCATAGGGTATCTGAGGCCGGTATAAAACAGTTGGTAGAATTGACTTTGAATAGTAATCAACTTGTTAATTTTGATCGTGGAGATAAAATAGTTCCTGGAATATTTTGTTTAAATTTGGCTTATTATAAAAAAATGGGCGGGCTTGATGAAATATTTGCCGGGGCTTATGGGTACGAAGATGTTCATTTTCAAATGAGACACAAAAAATACAGCGGAAACACCTTGATTTTAAATGGGGTGCTTAGTTATCGTGGAGGGGAACATCATCACACGATAAAGAAGGTAGTAAAAAACAAAGAGAAGTTGAGAAATTTAACCCACTCTGGACTGTTTTTGAACTTTAAATGGCACAAGGTTGTTTAATGAAAAAGGTCGTAATTTATACCGCAATTGCCGGGGCTGGAAGGGATACCTTGAGAGATCCCGAACCGGTTGGCGGTGTTGATTATGTATGCTTTACGGATCAGCCTATAGTATCATCAGTGTGGGAAATTCGACCGTTTGAGTTTATTTTTGGTTCCAATGGGATCACGGCAAAGCACCCGAAAATATTACCTCATGAATATTTCCCAGATCACGAATTATCTATTTGGGTTGATGGCAATATGTGCCCTAAGAGTAATATTGTAGAGTACGCTTTTGAATTTCTAAAAGATAAAGCAATTGCACTACACAAGCACCCGCGTAGAGAGTGTCTTTACGATGAGGGCGACTTCATAAAAAAAATAGGCAAGGTAAGTTTTGAAGAGGTGCAACCTCAGCTCGATACATATAATAACTTGGGTATGCCAAAACAGTACGGGCTCTGGGAATGCGGAATGCTTTTTCGGTATCACAATAACGATATTGTAATATCTGCAATGAACGCATGGTGGGAACAGTTGGTTGAGTTTGAACAGTTCAATGACCAGATACCGTTTTCGTTTATAGTGTGGGCTCGTAATTTAAAGGTAAATACCATTAGTGCAAACGTCAGGGAAACCCCCTACGTTGATTATACACCTCATTGTGACATGACTCACGACGGTAAATCTGTTGTAGTAAGAAAGCAGACAAAAAAAGAAGTGATACGGAAACTAATAGAGCGACAACGTAAAAGTAAAATGAGCTTATAAAATGCTTGAAGCCGGAAAACTTAGACACCGAATAACCATCCTTCAACCTGATCGAGAACAGGATTCCGATACCGGGGAACTGGAAACGGTATGGACTACACTGGCGACCGTTTGGGCGGGGTGGGAACCGTATTCAACAAAGGACTTTATTGCTGCGGCAACCATCCAGAACCAAACGTCGTGCCGGGCTATTATCCGGTATCGTGCCGATGTTACAGCAGGAATGCGGGTTTCTTTTCGGTCAAAAACTTATGAGATTGTCGGGCCGCCGTTACCGGATAAAGAGTCGGGACTTGAGTACTTGACGCTAATGCTTGCAGAGGTTACCGGTGAGTGATCAATTCGGATTACAGGGAATAGATGAATTGACCGCTAAATTTGCATCGATCACGAACGATGCAAAATATAAGGGTGGTAGATTTGCGCTCAGAAGGGCCGCTAATATTGTAGCTAAAGCTGCAAAGCAGGGGGCACAAAGAGTTGATGATCCTGCAACCGGTCGAAGTATTGCTGACAATATTGCAGTGCGGTTTAGCAATAGGACGTTTAAAAAAAGCGGTAACTTAATGTTTCGGGTAGGTGTAAAGCACGGTTCGCTTTTAAAGGTTGGTGGAGACGTTTCTGCAAACGCACCGACCCCTCATTGGAGGCTTATTGAGTTTGGTACCGAGAAGATGCAGGCGCAGCCGTTTATGAGGCAGGCACTTGAAAGCAACGTCGGACCGGCAACAAATGAATTTGTTACTCAGTATAAAAAATCAATTGACCGTGCAATTAAAAAGGCATCGAAGGCAACGGCATGAACCCTCCACTGTTCCCGATAGTATCCTCTGACTCTGCGGTTCGTTCCGTTCTCGGAACAAACCCGGTTCGGGTGTTTCCGTTCGGGGGAGCGGATGAAGATACGGTGCTACCGTATGCGGTATGGCAAGTTGTCGGGGGTGAACCAGAAAACTATTTAGGCAATGTTCCCGATGCAGATACTTTTTTAACTCAGGTTGATGTGTATGCAAAAACAGGACTGGCGGCGAGGGCTTGCGCTCTTGCCTTAAGAAACGCACTCGAACCCTATGCACACATAGTTTCATGGCGCGGTGAAAGCAAAGATCAAACTACCGGTAATTTCCGGTACTCTTTTGACATTAATTTTATCACAGCCAGATAAGGAGAAAATATTATGGCTATCAAAACTCAGGGAACTCAAGTTTATTTCATCGATCCTGACGATGATTCTGTTGTCGAGGTTACCGGTGTAACCAATTTTAATCCGGGCGGTGCTCCGTTTGACGAGATCGAAACAACTTCGCTGACCGATACGGACAAAACCTATTTGCCTGGATTGCGTTCTCCAACTGAAGCAACAATAGAGCTGAACTTCGATCCGACTAACGCAAGCCATGTAAGGATATTCGAGTTGTTTACCGCTGGCACTGTTGTCGATTGGGCTGCAGGATGGTCTGATGATACTACCGATCCAACTGTTGATTCTGACGGTTTTGTGTTACCATCAACGAGAACGTGGTACACTCTTACAGGGTTTGTAAAGGACTGCCCGTTTGACTTTGCAGTCAACACAAAAGTTGTGTCGTCGGTAACAATTCGCAAATCAGGAGTTTCTAATTTCATTGCAGCAAGCACCTAAGGAGAAGATAAATGGAATTGAATATCAATTCTCTTCAGGCGGCCGGGGCGTTTACCGGCTGCCCTGTAGAAAAAGAAATTAAGTGGAAGCAGGGAGATGAAGAACTTATTGCGACCGCATTCGTTCGCAGGCTTTCGTATAAGAGTGCTGTTTCCGACGTGAAGCAGTTTGGAAAAGATGTTATCGCCGGGAGGATTGCAGCTTGTATTTGCGACAAGGACGGGAAGCCTGTTTTCACTGTCGAAGATATTACTGGGGAATCATCGCCTGAACGTGGACCGCTTGATCACAATTTAACCATTGCATTGCTTGGAGCGATTGCGGAGGTTAATAATCAATCGGGGGAAGCGAAGACCTGACGGACGTAGAAGAGATATGGCATGAGCTTGTTTTGTGCGGAATCGGGGGCCGAACAATCGAGGAAGCTCAGAGAAATATCAGCTATGATGAGTTTATCCGTTGGGTCAGATACAGAAACAAACGAGGTTCGCTTAACATCGCATTAAGAAACGAGCGCGACTTGGCTATAATTGTTCAAATGTTTGCAAATCGGTACAGAAAAGAAGGTTCACAGCCGTTCACGGTCTATGACTTTGCTCCTCATTTAGACCGGCCTGAACCCACACTCGACGACTGGAGAAAAGCGGTATAGCATGGCCTCACTCGGCACACTCACTCTCGATCTTGTCGCTAAAACTGGCTCTTTTACCGGGCCGCTCGATAAGGCCGAACGTGCATCGAAGAAAAACGCCGCTGCTATAAGCAGGCACCAGCGCGAGGTCCAAGCTGCAATCGGTTCGTCAGTTAAATCTCTTATCGGTTGGGCTGCCGGTTTTGTTGCTTTTGGAGCCGTTAAATCATTCGTAACAAATAGCTATGCCGCTGCAGATGCAATTGGAAAAGTTGCTAAGACTGCCGGTATTTCTACAGATACCCTTCAAGAAATGCGCCATGCTGCATCGTTAAACGGTGTTGAGTTTGAACAGCTCGATCAGGGTATGCAGAAGTTTAATAAGAGTATCGGGGAA